TTGTCTCCCGTGAATAACGGCACTGGCGCATCCATCGACATTGACGAGTCCCGAAATGGGATTAACTCTAAATCTGTTTCATTTGGACCTATTTTAGCACCAACTGAGCGATACACGCGCAATGTCACATCGCGGATACGCTTTGTCTTACCTTGGCTCGTGCCTTCTGTGCCACCTGAATCAGACCGCATTGTTTGCAATGTAGATGTATAAGGCAGCCCAAAGTGTGCTTTTGTCGTCTCGCGGTTGAGAGTCACCGAGCCACTCGATACTGTGACATCAGGATGGACTGAGCCATTCGCCAACACTTTGATTGTTTCGCCTTCAAGATGATCGAGGCCACTAATTGTTGTCGCGGCTGAACCTGTGTATGTGAGTCCACTGTCCACAAAGAACGCATCCTCTACGTCGTCGCCAAAGTCAATCACCTTAAGTCGCTCGACATACCGAACAGTTGACCCACCAATAGTGCGCTTCACGGCAACATAGACTTCTTCTTCGCTACCCGCGCCTGGTATGGACGCAACGCTTTCCACAAACCCATATCCAAGATTATCAAATGTGCCACCCAACTCATGCTCGTGCCACGCAATCACTTCTTCTTCACGACGGTAGGTCATGCCCACAAGTCGCCCATCTTCAAGCGCACACCACACGATGTTGTCTGGTTCTTGCTGAAAGGCAATCTCTTTAATCAAGCCCTCAGTAATGTGCTCTGCAAGCAACGTCATATCGGGCGCAACATAAGAGTCTGTGTTGAAATCGTAGACTAGCTCACGAATCTTGCGCTTAGATCGTTGCACAAACAGCGCAACGTTACCCGTGGTAACAGGTTGGATGTCAGCAGAACCGTAACTTGCCTGTCGCTTGATTTGCGTATTGGTTGGGCTAATTGGTGCATCAAGGCCACCAGCGCGTACCGCAAACTCGCCTCCAGACGTACCAAGTAGCAACACACGCGACGCTGTAAGATACCGAATCACATTGACTTGGTTTGATCCGATTGTATACACAAGCGCGTCATCATCATCAATGCCGCCCGTGAAGTTTGTGAAGTCACCTGCTACAGAAAAGAAAATGGTTTGCGGGTTGTTTAGCGTGTTTGCAAATACAAGACGTTGCTCGAAAAAGGATATGCATGCAGGATACCCTGTTGTCTCAGAAAACGCCCCAAGCTGATATTCGTCATCGTCTTCAAGTACACCGCATATTGTAATAAGCGGCCCCTTTGCTTGAGATACAACATCCGCACTCGTAGCAAGCGTCATGGTATCGTCAGTCAACTGAACAATTAGTGCGCTCTCTAAATTGTTTGCGTTAATAACAACGCCATTCTCTGATGTATCTGCCCCAGAACCTGTGGCCTTGTCTTCTGTTAGAGGATCAAGTAGATCGAAGTTTTTGTTGTTTACCTTTTCAACGATCCATTCACGGTTAATGACATAACCACTCGGAGTACTAACCGTTACGCCCGTTACGCCGAACAACGTTACAAAGTCTCCATCATTCAATCCGTGCTTTACATCGGTTGTTACACGAATGCGTGTTCCGTTTGCGTCACAGTCTGTAATTGTCATGTTGTCTGACCCAGAAATCTTGACGCGCATACCAACTTCAAAGCCTTCCTCAAGGAATGTACCATCTGTGTCTTGGATAAAGTCGTTATGAGCCAAGCCTGTTGCGTCTGGATCGCCCTCATGGAAGCTCAGGTTTTCTGAAGTCATGCTTGGCATCAGTTCTTCACGCAAGTCTTCATTTTCAAGAACCGTTGCGTCTACACTGGTAGCGCTATTGAAAGCCGTAACCTGTGCGTAGCCGTGGTGTATCTTGATGATTCGCCCAACGTCTGTGCTTACAAAGATGTTTTCTGACGCAGTGATCGTGATGTCGCCATCATTGGTGATCGAATCAAGCGTTGCTGTTGCACCCGATGTCTCTCCGGTAATCGTTTCGCTTGCTTGAAACGTACCGTCGACCTGCGCGACAACCATGTCGTCAGCGCCATCGTCTGTAATGATTGTCGCAGTCGCGCCGCTCGTGCCGCCAAGGATTGTTTCGTCAGCCGCAAAGGTTCCAGACAGCGAGCTGTAGTTTATGTCCGACAGGGTTGTTGCTGCGTTTGCAACCAGCGTTGAGCCATCAAAGGCAGGATCAAGCAATGGGCCGCGACGAAACTCAACAGCCTCAATAGTCCATGCGTCATGGTCAGTACGGGTAATCTGCTGTGGCGGATGATTCGGATGCACGATGTACATGATGTCTGCTGATTGAGCAAACTTTAGACCAGAAAGTTCTGTATGTGCGTATGGCGTTGTAAACTCTACCGGACTGCCGCCACCATCGACGACGACACCGCCATCTTTATAAACGCGGAAAACTTCATCACCAAACTCTAATATGTACGCCTGTTCAACATTAAACTCAAACGGGATCAGTCGGACGTTTTTGGTGCTGTCTTTGACCTCGCTGACAAACTCAGTGCCAGGTCTGCGCGTTGCACCACCATGCGGATGCACGAGGAAATTCTGTAATGTTTTACAGCCGTTGAAGTACTTTGAAAGATCAGTTCTTCCATCTAATCTAGGAGAAAGCTCACCCGCAGTGAAGTTGGTGAACGACGGACTTGCCTTCGCCATACATCAGAACCTCGCCCGAATAAACGTATCAGCCTCAATGCCACCAGAGTCGGTCACGCTTGTGATGCTTGCCGGTGTGCCTTCGGTTGCATCAACGAACCGAGCCTCTTTCAACTTCTCTTGGTACACAGCCCTCATTTCCTGAGTTAAGCTGTTAGAGCCAACTAACGGATATGCAAGATCAGCAGCCATCGCCGCAGCAATCGACTCAACCAAAAGCATGTCATATTGTGCAACGTCGGTAACGCGGCCTACATACACAAGGTTGATCGTGTCCTCGTTACAAAGAATCTTTCTGCCTTCAACCCTGTGGATAATGTCATGGAAGTCGAGATGCAACACGCGCAAGCAATACGGATCGACTCGCAATGTAAATGCATTATCGAACTCAAACGTCGGTGCTGTTGCGTCTGGCGATAGTGTCCTGCGAGTGATTAAGCAATTCCATGGGTGCGCTCGGAATACCGAATCACGCACATAGTCATATCATTGATTGCAAATACGCGCCGCCTTGCTGTCCTCCGTTAAGGAAATGATATTCGATGCCCCAATTTGGTTGAGTGCGCTATTACAAATATCAACGACTGATGCCATTAGTGTAAACCCAACTCCAGGCCTCCTGCCGCAAGCTCAACATCGCCTACCGCAATCGAACCGTCCATCAAAAACAAGTGAGCAAACTCACCTGCTGCCTCTTCGCTTTCAAACCCATCGACTGATATTAAAACAGAAAATGAGTCATCTTCACACTCTGCAAGATGTACTGAGAATCCAGTTGTATCCATGAGGCACTCCAGTTTCAAGGGAAGGGACGAAGGGGGCCGAAGCCCCCTCCAAACGCTGTATCAGTTTACAACGTAGAACATTACAGCTTCGATCACCTTGTCTGCGTCGAGAGAGTAGCTTCCCGCGTCAGTCAAAGTTGCTGTAACAACATACTCATTGCCAGCCAAAGACTGATCCAGAGAAATCTCTGTGCCAGAACCTAAGGCCAAAGTTGCTGCGATCTCAGTGCGTCCAGCCGCAGATGAGAGGTCAGTTGCAGCAAGGAACTCGTCTGCATCAGCATTGACCGCATTGCCATCACCATCAGTGTAGGCCGCGTGACCGATTGATACGTTTACGTCTGTTCCCAAGTCATCGTTGGTGATGTGACCGTAGACAATCCGCGCTCCCTGTGGAAGTGCGAACAGCTCAATCACGTCATCAGCCGCTTCTGTGCCAAGTGTAGTGTAGGTTGCACGAGCGATGCGGATTTCTCCACCAAGCTGGTTGCCCTTCACTACTTCGCGTGGATCGTCCTGAGTCAAGTCAGTACGAACGTCAGAATATACAGTTGCCATTGTCTATCTCCTTATGATCCAAAGCTCAAAGTTTCGTCTTCGTCACAGTCGATCTGGACAACCTTCTCTTCTTCCATGCGAGTCGCACCGAATGTTGCACAGTAGTAAACCTGTGTTGCGTAAGACTTGTCTGCACGCTCTTCGATGCGAGCCACAACGTCCTTGCCAACAGCCAGCTTGATACCGTCTTCGGCCCATGCAAAGCAAGAGCGAACATTGGTAGAAGCGTCGAGTGCCAAACGGTTAGACACGATGAACTTGAAGCCCATAAATGTGTCGATGTCACCCTGTACCAAAGCCTTCACAGTGTTGAAGTCTGCTGAAGTTACAGCAGTTGTGTTCAACAGTGCTTCGATCTGGCGAGGTGAGCAAGCCAGGTAGCGAGGGATTGAAGGATCAACACTTTGCTGATCTAACAATGACTTCGCCTGAATCAGCTTCTCGATTGTCATGTCTACTGATCCACCAGCAATCTGGTTCGCAGACAAGAAAGAAGTTGAAGTTGAGCCAGCCTTACCGGTCTTCGCAGTACCCAGTGCCGCTTCGATGATCGCGTCATCCATTGCACGACCCATTGCAGCCGCCGCAGTGCGAGCGTATGCGGATGTTGGATCAATCAACATGCGTACTTTGTCTTGATCGTCGATGAGGTCAGCCCATTCATAAGACTCAAGAGTAACCATCCGACGAGAATGTGGAGTTTCTACAAGCGGAGTGTCGCCGTGGCGAGTTGTACGCTTGATAGCGGCTGATTGACCAACCTGGTCAAAGAAAGCCTTTTCACCTGTAACAGCTTCTTCTGATACAGAACCACGAAGCAATGAACCCATCTGCTGAGAAAGCAACTGGACATTGCTGCTAAACTGCTGAACAAACGCAGTTGTAATTTCGGTTGACATGATATGTCTCCTTAACAGCTAAATTTTCAGTTGTTTCGTTTCCCCGAAAACTCGGAACGAGAAAGTGCGTTTTATGGTACGCAACCAGCAGGGGCTTACGCTTGTCCTGTCTTGCATGTCCTAATCTGTCACGGGCCGAGGCTTGTCGCGCATAGGACGGATAGCGTTATTCTAAGCCGTAACCCAGAATAACGCCAATCCTTATTTTAGGTTGTCGCAGAACGATACTTCATCGCCTCTTCGACGTACCACTGGTGCTCAGGATGACGCTGATCCCAGTACGGTGTATTGGGTGCAGTTAGCTCACGCACTTTCTGCATTGCGTCGTCTGGAGTCATTGCGCCACTTGTACGCACACCCTCCAGTGAGTCTTCGCCAACACGCTCCGTGATGTATGTTCCCACATTTGCTAACA